TTTGCAGTCGGACATCCGCAACTACCTTGAGCGCGGCGGGGCGACCGACCCTATTGTCTTTGAGCAGATCCCCCGGCTGATTACGCTGGCCGAGCGCCGGATTGCGCGTGAACTCAAGATTCAGGGCTTCCAGAACGTGGTCACCATGACCATGCAGACGGGGGTAGCGGTCTATGCCAAGCCGGATCGCTGGCGTGACACCATCAGCATTAACTACGGCACCGGCACCGGGAACAATACCCGCGTTGCAATCTACCCTCGTTCGTATGAATATCTGAGGGATTACTGGCCGAACGAAACTGAGACCGATCCTCCGAAGTTTTATGCGGACTATAACTATCAGTACTGGATCTTCGGCCCGACGCCCGATGCGGCATACCCGGTAGAGATTCTGTACTACGAACTCCCGCCGCTTTTGGACAACGGAAACCAAACCAACTGGTTGTCGGAATACGCACCGAACTTGTTGTTGTACGGGTGCCTTGTTGAGGCAACGCCCTTCGTTAAGGATGACGAGCGCGTGCAGTTGTGGCAATCGTACTATGACCGGGCGCTTGCTGCGCTGAACGGTGAGGACTTGCAAAAGATTGTTGACCGGTCTACGAACCGGCGTGAGGCATAAATATGACGGCGTCCTTCACACAAACTTTCGGCGGCACCAACATCTACTCCAGTGATGTGTCGTATCGCTATGTCTCGCTGACCATTAGTCAGACTCTGGACTGGCCGCTTGAGACGGCACCGTCGCAGGATGTCGTGGCGTCCATTATGGACATCAACCCGACGACGACCAGTCTTGTCATTACGATGCCCGATGCCACGCAGGCATCCACGGGTGAGACGGTCCTATTTAACAACGTCGGTGCAAATACTTTTAGTATTGTTGACAGCACGGGCACTCAGATCTGTGCACCGACTTCGGGCAGCACGTTCCAGATTTATCTGACGAGCAACAGCACGGCAGCGGGTACGTGGCGTTCGTTCCAATATGGTGCATCGGCATCGGCTACGAATGCTTCGGCGCTTGCGGGGCTCGGTCTCAAAGCGATTGCCACGACGCTTAACCAGTCGATGCCGGTGTCGTCGTTTGGTGCCAACTACACAGCAGGTGTGAGCGACCGCGCCAAGGCGTATGTCTGGACCGGTGGTGCGGGTACGCTGGCTTTGACGGCAGCGCCGACGCTGGGTAACGACTGGTTCTTGCAAGTTCGCAATGGCGGAACCGGCGATCTGACCGTTGATCCCAACAGTTCCGAGTTGATTAACGGCGCGGCAACGTTGGTTCTTTCGCCCGGTGACTCGTGCATTATCATTACCGATGGCATTGAGTTTTGGACGATTGGCTTTGGTCAGTCTGCGGTGTATGCCTTCAGCGTGCTTCAGATTGACGTATCGGGCACCGGCAACTACACGCTTTCGATTGCCGAACTCAACAAGACCGCTTACATCTTTACCGGTACGCTCACGGGTAACCGGGACATCATTGTCCCCACGACGACTCAGCAGTACTGGATCAGTAACCAGACTTCGGGTTCTTACACGCTCGGCGTTCGCACTGCGGGTCAAGCTTCCCCCGGTGTCACGGTCTCTCAAAATGCGCGGGCGATCTTGTACTGCGACGGCACCGACGTGGTGGACGCGGATACGTCAACGATTGGTATCCCGCTCTCTGTTGCGCAGGGTGGTACGGGATCTACTACGGCATCGGGTGCGAGAACCAACTTGGGCGCAACAACCGTAGGTAACGCGGTGTTTACGGCAGTCAACGCAGCAGCGGCTCAAGTGGCGCTGGATCTGGACCCCATTAAGGGCGGCACGTACTAATGCCTCTTCGGCCAATCATTGTTCGCTCTGAACCCGGCATCAAGCGGGACGGAACGAAGTTTGAAGGCAGCAATTACGTTGACGGGCAGTGGGTCCGTTTCCAGCGTGGCCTGCCGCGTAAGATTGGTGGGTTCCGTGCGCTGCAAGATCGTTTGGATGGCATTGCTCGTGGGATGCACATTCACAACCACAACGGATATACCTATGTCCATATTGGGACATCTGATGGAGTGTTCCGTTTCCGCCTGAGTCAGAACGGCAGCAGCAGTATTGTCACCAACCGCACCAATGGCGGGTACGTGAGCAACGACAATGCCAACTGGATTTTTGACGTAGCCTATAACACGACGACCAATCAAAACGAAATCTTGGCGCATGTGGCATTTGACGTTGAGGACATTTCCTCTGACGCCAATGGTGCGTTGTACCGAGGCTACGACAACGGCACGGCTCCGCTTGATCTTGTATCGGCGGTAACGGTCTCTGGTGGCATCGTTGCCTTGGCTCCGTATGTGTTTGCGTATGGCTCTGACGGTTTTGTCCAGTGGAGCCGTGCGGGGTATACGGACGATTGGGTAGGCGGCGATGCCGGTGGCGCACGAGTCACGAGTCAAAAGATCGTCAAAGGTCTTCCGCTTCGTGCCGGTGCCGGTAACGCGCCTGCTGGGCTTTTCTGGTCATTGGATTCGGTGGTTCGTGCGACGTACGTTGGAGGTCCTGCGGTCTTCCAGTTTGACACGATTACTTCGCAGTCCAGCATTCTCTCTGGAAAGAGCGTGGTGGAGTACGACGGTATTTATTTCTGGTGCGGTGTTGACCGCTTCTTGATGTTCAACGGCGTCGTGCGGGAAGTGCCCAATCAACTGAACCTGAACTGGTTTTACGACAACCTGAACTATGCTCAGCGTCAGAAAGTGTTTGCTATTAAGATCCCCCGCTGGGGCGAGATCTGGTGGTGTTACCCGCGTGGCAACGCGACTGAGTGCACCCATGCCGTGATTTATAACGTCCGTGAGAATACGTGGTACGACACGGAACTTCCGGGCGGTGGGCGATCTACCGGTGCCTACGCGCAGGTGTTTAACTCACCGATGATGACCGGCATCATTGATACCGAGACGGTTCAGTATCGCGGTATTCAAAACACCGAGCGACGTATTACTGAAGACGGTAACCCCCGCATCATCAACGACCCCAAGGGTTATGTGGTGTGGCAGCACGAGTACGGCGTAGATGAAATCAATGGCGATCAGATTCGCCCGATCCGGTCGTACTTTGAAACGTCTGACTTTTCTCTAGTGGCTTCGGAAGAGCCGCAGAACATGGCCTTGCGCGTAGAGATGATTGAACCTGACTTCATCCAGTCGGGCAACATGACCGTTGAGATTACCGGACGTGCTAACGCCAAGTCTGCGGACGTAGCCAGCAGTCCTCAGATCATTTACGAAACGGTTCAAGACAAGCAGCAGCAGTTGGTGTACTTCCGCGAGATTCGCCGCGAGCTACGATTTAAATTTGAGAGCAACACCATCAATGGCGATTACCAGATGGGGCAAATCATTGCTCACGTCGAACCGGCTACGGGCACCATGCTGGGAGAGAACCCGTGAGTCTGCTGACCGACCCCCGCTACCATAGCCTGCGAGACTGGGCGGACTTTACGGTCTTTGACTTAGAAGACTATGGCCCGATTCCGCAACTTGTGTCTGAAAAAGAATGGCAGAATTGGGGTGCTGGTTTGATTGGTATCAACGGCATTTCTCAACAAAACCCGCCGTCGCCTTATCAGTATGACGATTGGCAGGAATGGGCGTATCGCTTTTATCAGGTTTTAGATTAGGTGAATCATGGCTAGTTTTTACACCTATGGAAGAAGGCCAGTTGCGGAAGAGACCGTGTATGGTCGCCGCCCCGGAAGGGCTGAAGAAGAAGCGCCTGCTGCCGTTGCTGCGCCGGGATTGAGTTCCGTTGCGGAGCGGGTATCTATTCCACGGGCGCAGGAATCTTCGCCGCTTAATATGGGTGTTCAGGCCAGAGCGAGACTCGCTGCCGAAGAAGCCGAAGCTGCTCGCGTAGCCGAAGCCGCCAGAATGGCAGAGATGGAGCGGGCGCGGCAGATTGAAGTAGCGCGTCAGGCCGAGATGGCTAGACAAGCAGAGATGGCGCGGCAAGCGGAACTTGCTCGTCAGGAGGCGCTTCGTATAGAGCAGGCGCGTCAGGCTGAAGCCGCTCGTCAGGCAGAGGCTGCGAGACAAGCAGAGGCCGCACGTCAGGCTAATATTGCTCGGCAAGAGGCTGCTCGTGCTGCGGCTGAGCGTCAAGAGGCGCTTCGTCTGGAACGCGCACGTAAGGCTGAAGAAGCACGTCAAGCGGACGCCGCGAGAAAAGCAGAAGCGGCTCGTCAGGCAGAGATTGCAAGACAGGCTGAGATTGCAAGGCAAGCAGAGGCAGCACGACAGGCTGAACTTGCTCGACAAGAGGCTGCGCGAGTTGCTGCTGCGCGTAAGGCTGAAGCTGATCGAATTGTGCAAGAAAGACGCGCTTCGGAACAAGCCCGACTTCGCGCCGAGGAAGAGGCAGCGGCTCGTGCTGAGCAACAGCGACTGGCAGCGGAACAAGAGAATGCTCGTAAAATTGAAGCGGCAAGGGTAGCCAGAGAAGCGCAACTTGCTCGTGAAGCCGAAGCGGCTAAGCGTGCTGAAGATGAAGCCCGCACCCGTCGTGAAGCCGAAGCCGCAAGATTGAAGCAAGAACAGATTGCAGCCGAGCAGCGACGGATAGAAGAGCAGCGTATTGCTGAAGAAGCACGTCGGGCAGAAGAAGCTCGTCGGGTAGAGGAAGAGCGCGTTAGGCTTCAAGAACAAAGAAGGCAAGAAGATCTTGTTCGTACTCGTCGCGAAGAGGAAGCACGTCGCGCAGAACAGCAACGCATTGCTGCGGAACAAGCCGCCGCTCGTAAAGCGGAAGAAGATCGTCAAGCCGAGATGGCTCGTCGGGCTGAAGCGGATCGTATTGCCAAAGCCGAGGCCGCTCGTGTTGCTCAAGAACAAGCCGCTCGTGAGGCTGAGGCAGCACGTGTTGAAGCCGCTCGCGTAGAGCAAGAGCGTCAGGCGCAGATTGCCCGTCAGGCCGAACTGGACCGTATC